CTACGCGTCTCGATCTTGATCGTTCGTCGCTTCTCTGGCAGGTGCTTTGCGAGCTCGTCGGCTAGGTCTGGATGCCGATTCTCGATCGCGTCGATATAATCGGCGGCTTTCGCGGGTGTGACGTGCGGCACGAGCGGCGCGACATTATCAGCCGCGTCCCAACTGATCACACCATCACTCGCCGCCTCCTCGAGAATGCTGCGGATGCGAGCTGACGCGGCGCCGGTGATGCTGCCACGACTGACGCTTTCCTTTGCCGTGCCATACTCGGTCGTGATTGGTCCAGCGTTCTGGCGTACGCGATCGAGGATGATGGCGTGCGAGGCGTCTTCCATGCGGCGCGCCACTTCGCGAAGATGCTTCGCGGCGAGTGTCCACGCGACAAGGCTCGAATCATCCGCCCCGTCGACGCGAAGAATCTCACCATCCGTTGAGATGATCTCTCCCTGGTCGATGAGCTGCTCGAACGAGGTGATACTGATCTGTGGAAGGTCGGGCCTGACGATGAGAGGCCGATCCATCAGAACGGCACGTCAGAGTCGTAGTCAGTCTTCGCTGCCGGCGTCGTGTCAGCCTGGACGGGCATTGGCGTGTCGGTGATCTCGAGCGGCGTCGTCGGCTCCGGCGTCAGCGTCCAACCACTCCGATTGCCCTGCTCCCACCGGCCGAGGTAGAACGGACCAGCCGCGTCCGCACCGTTCGCGATCGCGAGACTGATTTTCGACGCGAGCTCCTTCCGCGAAGGCGACACGCCGAACGCGAGCTTGCCTTCGGACCCGTCCTTTTCGCGGATATGGAACACGCTCTGCGGTCCGAACTGCCCATCCTGCTCGCCGATCGCGTTCGTGATCCAGAACGGGCGCTGCTCGTTGTGAAGACTCGTCTTGTCCTCTTTGGAGAGGTAAAGTCCACCACCGACTTCGCCGAGGATGCTTGCTGCGCTCACGATGTTCGCCATGTGCCGATTCTCCCTGAGTAGTGGCTTGTGCGTTGTTTCGTACGCTCATACGATAATTCGCGTATCGGATGACACAACCACCATCGCGTCCATGCGCTTGACATAGTGGCGGTGTGCGTCTACTCTATGGACATGGCAAGCACCACACACCACAAGGAGAACGCCATGAACACCATCCCGTCCGCAATCCCGAGCATCGCCAAGAACGACCGGCTCCGCGACTCTGCCGATCAGCACATCGCTCGCGCCACCCCGAAGCGGCAGGCACTCGCCATTGAATGGATCGCAGTCAGCATCATCCTTGATGAGCGCGGTCAGCACATCCGCGCCGACAAGGCAATCATGAACGCGCTCTACATCGCGGGAGGCACCACTCCCATGCGTGATCTCCCCAGCACCCTCGCATGGTCTTGGGTCAACTAATCACCACACAACTCCACGGAAGGCACACCACAATGAACGCCACCGACAACACCAACCTCTGCTGCGAGATCCACGAGCCGGAGATCGTCACCATCACCATGACGCTCGACCAGCTCCATCTCCTCACCACCATCTGCGACGTCGCCCGCGATGACGATGACGAAGACCGCCCCGACTTGATCGACTTCGCAGACGCCCTCTGGGAGGAGACCACCGACGCGATCATTTACTACAACACGCACACCGCATGATCCGCGCCGAGATCCATCGCCCCAACCTCGGCAGCCTCGCGTACGTCTGGATCGGAAGTCAGGAATTCGTGCGCGGCTCGACGAGTGACGCTCACAAACTCCTTCGCAGTCGCGGCACCGTCACGCACATCGAAACGATCCGTAACGGTCAGACCAGCGTCGAGCGGTACATCATCACGAAGGGCGAGGAATGCTGACCGTCGGCAGTACCTTCACCGGTGTCGGCGGTGCCGACCTCGGCCTAGAATGGGCCGGGTTCCGCATCGCGTGGCAGTGCGAGCTCGACGCGTGGAAGCGAAGCATCCTCGCCGCGCATTGGCCGGACACTCCGATCCACGACGACATCATGACCCTGCACGATCCCGAACCCGTCGACGTGATGATCGGCGGCTTCCCCTGTCAAGACTTGTCCGTTGCGGGCAAGCGGAAAGGCTTCGACGGTGAACGATCAGTTCTCGCTTTTGAGTTCCTCCGAGTTGCAGAATCTCTCGCCCCGCGATGGCTCATCCTGGAGAACGTTCCGGGGCTCCTGTCGAGCAATCGCGGACGAGACTTCGCCCGACTCGTCGATGAAGTGGTCGCCTGCGGGTATGGCATCAGCTGGCGAGTGCTCGATGCCCGCTACTTCGGAGTTCCGCAGCGTCGTCGGCGAGTCTTCCTTGTCGCCCGTCGAGCCGACGCTCTCATCGATTCTGGAGCGGCGAGTCGACTCGCGCTACGCGCTCTCCTCGAAAGCGGCAGCGGGGATCTTACGCCGGGCTGGCCGCCGCGGCAGGACACTCCCGCCGATGCTGGAATCCGCGCTGAGAGCGGTGGCCGAGAGCCAGACGTGAGTCCGACCGTCACGGCAAAGTGGAGGAAGGGAACGGGCGGACCAGCTGGCGACGAGTGCCAGAATCTCGTGTCGTTCTATCCGACGGGCGGGTCGCAGCAGGGTTTTTGGTCAAGTGATGGTATTAGTCCGACTCTCAAAGTCGGAAGCGGTATCGGTGCTTCATCTGGTAATGCCGTCTGCTTTCGCAAATCGAAGCGCGCACAATCCGACCAGGATGATGAGACGTGGGTCGAGTCGGACTCGACGCATACGCTGAACCGGTTCGACACGGGTGGCACGCGGGCGACGCAGATCATCGCGTCGACGCTTCAGGCGAATCACTCGGGCGGTGTCCGCATGGATGCGGAGAGTGCCGCCGGCGGGCATTTGATTCCGTTTGACACGAATTTTTCCAATCAAGCGATGCCCGGCGGCGATATCACGCAGCCGCTTGATACGCGCGGGAAACAAGGTGTCTCTGATGCCACGACCGTGCGTCGCCTGACGCCGGTGGAGTGCGAGCGCCTGATGGGTTGGCCGGATGGTTGGACTGCGCCGGAGGGCGTGAAGGCACCAGACTCTAAGCGGTACGCGGCTTGTGGTGATGGGATCGTGAGTTGGGTCGCGTATTGGATTGGACAACGAATTCAGATGATTGAGAAGGAGTCGTCGTGACGAGTTGGAAGTATCTCGGCGTGGGTTGGCTCGACACTTGGGCGAGTGAGTGTGGTCGCTGCTTGATCACGCGTCACCCGCAGCGCGATCGTGGTGATCACATCATCCTGATCGATGGTGAGACGATCACGCGCGCGAATACACTCGAGCTCGCCAGATATAAGGCAAGCATCATTCTCGAAGGAGTCGAATCGTGACGAAGGAAACCATCCGCAACCAGCTCCGCGACATCGCTGACGAGGTAATGGACCTCGAATTCAGCCTGTCACAGAAGCGTCGCGAACGCGACACGACCATGCAAGCAGCTCGAGCGGTCGGGTTGAGTCTCCGAGAGATCGGCGACATCTGCCTCGTGTCGCACCAGACCGTCGCGAACATCACCGACAAGATGGTGCAGTCGGAGTCGAGCGTCACCACGCCGCCCGACTCCGACCACGCCGCCTAGTCTACTAGTCAACGGCTGCGATAATCCGTATGCTGCTCCCGTCTCCCTCCAGGAGCACACACCAGGCGTCGACGAGCTAATCGTCGGCGCCTGGTCCTCACCACAATCCGAGGAGAACACAATGCCGAACGGTGGACACTACAATCGCAAAACGACGCTTCGCAAGCAGGCTGCATGGCCGGCGATGCGTCGCCGCCTAGAGCGCGGAAGGCTGAAGCTCGAGGCGAAGCGGTTGCGTCGCGCCGCTAGGGAGTTGCAGCGAAGCGCCGAGTCTGAGTCCGAGTCGTGAGTGCTGATTCGTGGTTGGATTGGATGATCGTGACGCTTATCATCGCGATCATTCTCGTCATCATCCTAGAGTGGGCGTTGGAGAGGTTCACGCGATGAGTGTGTATACGAAGAAGTCGAAGCGGCTCCGAGCGGTGCGTGGTGTGTGTAAGGCGGATGGGTGTTCGAGTCTTGTCGCGGAGCGGAATGGTCAGCATGGTCGCTTGCCGGCGTATTGTCTCGCTCACTTGCCGCGGCGACGAAAGACAGACATTCTGCGCGGCTCGGCGCCGAAGCCTCGAGCAGCTGTTCGTGATTCGGTGATTGAGTATGTCACGATCGCCGAATGGAAGAAGCGTTATGGCGTGCCGGGCTCGGGCGGCTTGCCTGATCAGAATGGACGCTATTCGGGCTTCTTCGCGACCGAGCCGTGCTTCTGCGAATAGTGTAAACGCGCTTGACATTCGGGTAGATGTAGCCTATCTTTAGTGCATGGCAACCACCACCGACCGAAAGGACGAAGCCATGAGCCACTTCAAGACCATCTCCTACGACACGAGCTGCGGCCGCTGGACCGTCAAGCTTGAGGGCGAGGGCTGGTTCCTCGTCAACAACACCAACGGGGAGCGCGAGTTCCTCGCCACCGACGAGCAGGAGGCGCTGGACATCGCGAACGACCGGATCGCCTAGCCGCTCCGCTCGCGAGCCCCGTCGGCCTCCGGGTCGGCGGGGCTTTCTTTATGCCCTAATCAACCCAGACGAGATACTCGGCCGTCACGCGACCACGATCAGGATCAACGAAATGCAATCGTTGAGCCGGCAGCGAAGTCGCAGCGACGAATTCTTTCGCATACGCCGAATCCGACACGAGACTCGGCGTGACGAAAATCCGACCACCATTCGCAAGCGGGAGCTGCATCGGAACATGGAAGTGTCCGAGATACGCGTCATGGAAATGCGGCATGACGCCACTCGCCCACGCCTGATGCTTCTTGATGATGCCGTAGCTTGGTGTTGATCCGCCGAAGCTGCGGATCGTGTCGCCGTGATGCGCGAGACACCGATACGCGCCAATGCTGATCAGCTGGTACCACGACTCGGGAAAGACCCACTCAATGCCAGGCTGATGCTCGACACGTTCGCCGATGATGCGACCAATGATGCGATCCCAATTCGTATCCGACTCGTAATCGAGACTCTGCCGGCCTTTGCCTCGACCGACTCGACCATGATTACCCGGAGTGAGATATACGGATATACGCGAAAAGCCCGTCGCGAGCGTCAGGATCGCCGACTCGAGGATACGAGCAGCCTGAAAAAGCTGTTCGAACGTGGATGCGTCAACGGCCCACGCCTGATTCGGAAACTGTCCCGTCTGCTCAATCAAGTCTCCGCCGAGGATGATGACGAGCTCGTCAACGGCATGATCGGCTCGTTGAATGTCGGCCAGCATCATCGTCTTCCGTACCGTCGCCATGATTCGCGCCTCAGCGACGTCGGTTGAGTATGAGGATGTCTTCGCGCCAATATGCGTATCCGTCAAGTGCAGGAGCGCGACCTCAGCATCACGTTTCGATACGCGCTTCGGCGACTTGACGATGCTCGAGCGGCCAGCGGCCAGGCTCGCATCGTGCGCGGCCTGATAGACGGCACGAACGAGATCCTCCGATCGCGCATTCGCCCGCCCGAGCGCCTGCTGAGTACGAACGAGGGCGCGCTGCAGCTCGTCGACCTGCTGCTCGGCCTCTACATCCTTGCGAATACTCACGCGACGCACCGAGTCCGATGCCGGCGTACCTGCTTGCCCTCGGGATGGATCGGATAGCCGCGATCATGCAGGACGCGAGCGATCGCCGCACCCGTCAATAGTGGATCATCGAGACACTCAATGAGATCCTTCCGATCCGCAGCGTCGAGCTGAGTCAGAACCTCGCAGACGACACACGGACGCGACACGACTCGTCCCGCATTCCGAATGTCATCTCCGAGACTCATACTCTCCCTCACGAATCATACGATGATTCGCCTAAGTGATCGAGAATGCCGTCCTCACGAGACGCGTGTCGCGAATCCTGATCGCGACACAACCACCATCACTCTGCGAACCCGACTTGCCCTCAAGACTCGTATTCGCCTCGACGGTGACGATTTGTGATCGTTTCGGCTTCCACTTCACACCATCAACCTCAACAACCTGACCAGGCTTACCGAGAGCGATGCCAACATGATCCACACCACCACCATCAAAGTCGAACAAGACGCCCGTGCCGCGCGTGATGCTGTTCTTCACGCTAACAGCATGCAGGCCGAAGCGACCATCGATCGCCATCTGCTGAATGGTCGGCGTATAGAGAGCATTCCAATGATTCTCAACGAGGCCAGACTTGGCAGCCTTCGAATCGTGCGAGAGAGCAGCGGTGAAGACACCCATCGCGCACCACGGGAACCGCATCGCACCCACATACGACGAACAACCAAGCCTGTGGGCGAGAGCGGAGAGTTGTGGGACGAAATTCGATCCTGCGGGAATCTCATGCCAATCCGCGATCGCCCACGACACCATCGTATCCGCCGTCTTCTCACCAACACTCTGCGACACGGGCTGTTTGCGACGCGCCTTTGCACGCTGTCGCATCAGCACACTCGGCTGGACCTTGCCGGTCAGGACGAGCTCGAGACGCTCATCCCAGACAAGCGTCACATCCTTCATCGCGTAACCCGCCTCGTATCGGGCACGCTTCACAGCGTTCGCCGTCACCGGCCCATACTTCCCATCAACACTCTTGACGGGAAGTAGTCCCTTCGTGACGAGAATGCTCTGAGCATTCGTCACATCGCGTCCGACCATCATCGGACTCGTCAGACGCAGCTGACGCTTCACGAGCGGCGCGGATCAGATACGAGATAACCCGCCACGAAGACCAGGATCGTCGTCACAGCACCCTGAACCTCGAGCGGCACATCAATACCCGCAGCGGACGCGACCCATACCAGGCACGTCACGATCGCTGCCGCTACTGCAGCCGCAGTCACCTTCGGCGAAACACTACGCATACCAGCACTCTCCTCCGATTAGATAGCGTGAGTAAAGATAGCGGTCGCGACACCCGTCGCACACGAAATCGCCGCAATCAGCATCGCAATCGTACCCCGAGTCATACTCGCCGCACGATGCTCACCCTTCCGCATCGCCTCAAGCTCCTCAAGCTTCGCGAGACGCGCCTCGATCCTGTCGAGGCTACGGAAGATGCGTTCGATCTCGGCGTCGCTCATGGCTTACGTCAACGATCCGCCAACAAACTCACAGTGTGCAAAGGCATACAGTGAGAAGTTAGATGCTGCAACAGCGGCACTAACATTCCCAGAAGGCAGGATCGTGATCGTTTGATTCGCAGTTGCCAAAACCATGTATGACGCGAAGCCGGAGCCATTGACGTCGGCGCTAGAATCGGCAGCGATATGCAGGGTATTCTCTGCCGGATCATAGATAGTGCTTGTCCCGCCAAAAGCAACAGTCCCACGGAAATATGTGAACGGACTGGTCGCCTGCAGTGACATACCGGCAGCCACGCGATAGTAACCCGCGACTTTGCAAGTGATTGTAAGAGTTCCGCTTGAGTTAGCCTGCGAGAAATAGGTCGCATTCGCTATATCGTGCACCGAAGTAGACGGCGCGTTCGTATTCGTACCCGTGTTGTTTGTCGGATTCCAAGACGTCCAAACATAGGTACACATCTGGGCCATGCGGATATCATTGAGATTATCCCGCACCTGCGTATTCCAGAATGCGGCGGTGAGTACCTCGCCAGCCGTAGCGGTTCCGGGCGTAGTCCAAGCCATAGCGTTATCTTACCTTTCCTAGAGGCCGAACGGAGAGCCGACGGCGCTCCCGCCGGCGATGACGCTGAACGGGTAAGCGGCGACAACAGCCGTGCCGCTTGAGACGGTCCCACCAGCGAATACCATCGCGGCCGTCGTCGTCGATGCAAGATTGAATTCGACCTTGTGCGAATCAACGCCGATCGCGTGACGAATACCAATGATCTGCACGTTCTTCGTGATGCGAGTACCGATGTTCGACGGAAGGAATGCGACCTGGATGATGTTCGCAATCTCGAGGCCGAGAACGCGCGCCTGATCAGCCGTACCGAGCGCGGCCAGCTCGACACTCATCGAGTCGAAGCGAAGATCAGGCTCGCCATACTTCGCGACGAGATACGTTGCGAGTGCGGACGCGTCAGCGGTACCAGCCGAACCTGTCTGAATGAGAAGGCCCGATAGGTCGAGGCTCTGGATGCCGTACTCGTTCTGCGAATCCGTATTCGATGCGATCTGCGGATCAACACCGAGCGGCGTGATCGTCACGCGATTATAGAGAAGCTCGGTGCCATACGAGATCGCAATATCCGTGTACGGGATCGCAGTCCCCCCATCATCCGAGAAGACGACCGTTCCGACACTCGCACCACTATTCCGATCGCGGAACGTGACCTCATTCGTCTTCGACATAAAAAGCAGTCCAGGTTCGGACGAGGCGACGAGTTGGAGATACTCGAGCACGTCGCGACCCTGATCGACAACATCCGCCTGAAGCGTCTGAGCGCCCGTCGCGATATTCCTCAGTGTTGACGGATAATCAACCTCGGTCCGATTTAGAATCGCACTGATCCGAGCACCCGTCAGCTGACTCGTCGCCGTGTGTTGCGAAAGCTGCTGACCGCCGAATAGGATGAACCCGTCAGCACACGCGGCGTACGCGTCGGATTGGCCATTGACGTCATAATCAACATTCCAATCCTCAATCAGGCCCGTGTATTGGACTGCTGTCGAGCCACTGATGACGGTACTGATCTTCACGTTCCGACGCGGCTTGATATCGGGATAGTACGGCGACGACGTGTAGAACGGATCAAACGCACGATCCTGATTCGTAAACGTGATATTCGCCGCGCCAGCCTGGAACCGATCCAGGTCGCGAGACAACCCGCGACTGATACTGACGCTCTTGACGCGACTCGTCACGTCATAAAATAGCGTTCCGCCGAATCGGTAGATATCGCCTTGACCATTCGGACCGAACTGACTCTGCACATTATCCGCCGGCACATCACTCGAGCCGAACGTGAAGAATGGTCCACCAGCCGAGGAGAGGTCAAAGCCGATCTCGACCTTCACCGTAGGCGTAGGCACTAGCCGCTCCTCAGCGTGCGGATCTTATTGAACGTCGTCGCACCCGTCGTCACATCCGTCTTACCCGACACGTTCGCAGCCGTCGTCACGAGCGGACCCTGGAAGACAGCACCATTCCGCTTCTCATAGCGTTTGATCGACTCAACAATGATCCGACTCAGCTCGTCAGGATTCGTCCCGAGGCCAGCATTTACCGTCAGGTTGATCACCTGACCACCACTACCACCGCCGAGCGCGTCGCGGAGAATGCGACCAGCATTCCCAGAGTCGAGCGGAATGATCGCCTCGCGACCAGCCTCACCAGCGACGAAGGTCGGCTGCATGAGAATGCCACCCTTCGCGAAACCCTTGACGGGCTTCGGATGCTCAGTATCCCACTGACGCATGATCGCGCGAATCTCAGCCTCCTCCGCAGCCGTGATCGTCGATCCACCATCACTCCCCGGGCGGCGCCGAAAATCAGTCGCACGCTGCTTGCGCGCATCACGAAGCTTCTGCCACTGATCGAGCGCCTCCTTATAACGCCGCTCATTCTCCGACGCGAGCGTCGCAGCGACACCACCACCAGCACCAGGCGCAATCGGCACGCCCTGACCGACGACACTCGCGATGTCACGCGCAGTATTGATGATCGTTTGCAGCTCGCGACTGAACGCGCCAGCGAAAGCAGAGCCGAGCTCCTGGCCACGATTCGCACCAATGATCCCATTCAGCTGGTTCGCAAAATCATTCGCACTGAGCAGGCCCGTGTTGAAGGATTCGGCCAGGTTTGCGATCGCATCCTGCGCCGACTTCTGCTGCTGCTGCACACTATCCTCGAGACGCTGCGCTTCCTGCTCGAGCAGGAAATCCTGCAAGTCTTGATTCGCCTGCTTCTTCTCCTCATCCGTCTGAGCAGACGCGACAGCATCCTCGAGACGCGCCTTCTCACGCGCAGCATTCTCATTCTTCTGCTGCTTGCGAATCTCAGCGAGACGCTTCGCCTCGGGACTCGTCTGACCAATGATGTCCGCAAGCAGACTACCGAGACTGCCAGCGGCTCCCGCGAGTGACTCGCGAGCACTCTGCACAGCCTCACGAACCGCATCCGTGATCGTGCTGCGAATGATCAGCGACTTCTTCGCCGACCGACCAAAGAAATTCTTCACGAGTCGATCGCCGAGATCCTTCACCGTACCCGTCGAGATCAACTGTCCAACCGCATCCGTCAACGCGTACTTGAGCGCATCAACGATCCGCATCGGATTCAGCGCCGACGCGAAACCCGTGATGAATGATGCTGCAGCCGTGACGCCCTGGACACGCATCAGGAACATGAACGCGTTACCAAGCGCCTCGCCGAATCCCCTGACCGCACCACCGATACGCGACCGGCCCTCACTTGAGAATGAGCCTACGAGAGCTACGACGAGTCGACCACCGAGACGACTACCAGCATTCTGAGCATCCCGCTCGAGGCCACGGAAGAACGCGTCGAACTGTTGGCGCCCACTCGGAATCAGCACGACACGCGCCGGCAACTCTGCGCGACCCTGATTCGTCCACCAGGTATAGAGACTCTGAATGCCCGTCCACGCGACATTCCCAATCGAGCCGACCAGGAAACGAATCTTCGCCGTCAGCGTCGGCTGCTTCGCGAACTCGGTGAGGAAATTCACCAGACGCGTCGCCGCCGTCGCAAGTGTCGGTAGGAACGTACCCGCAAGCTCGCCGGCGAGATTGTTGAACGTTTCCTTCAGCACGTTCAACTGTCCCGAAAGCGTCTTGCCAGCCGCCTCAGCACTGCCACCGAACTGCGTCGTGAGCTCCTTCAGGATGATCTTCTGCGCGTCGAGGACGCGACCAGACTCGACGAACGTCTTGATCTGATCCTTCTGCTGCGCCGTCAGCTGGACACCAGCACGACTCAGCGCGCTCGCACCCTTCACAGGATCGTTCAGCGCCTTACCGACCAGGATCGCCGACGAATTCAGATCCTTCCCCATCGCAACACTGAGATCCAGCATCGCGACAGTCGCCTGATTGAAAACATCATTCCCCTTGCCCGTCTCGTTCCGAACTTTCGTGAACGTCAGGAGAAGATTCTGCCCACTCTGAATGGCCTCATCATCGACACCACTCTTAGCCATCAGCGCACTCGACAAGGATTCCATCTGCTTGGCCGTGACATTCGCCACACGACCCGTCGACTTCAGCACAGCACTCGTCTGAGCAGCGACCTTCTGCTGATCCATGAACTCGCGCGTACCAATCGAAAGCGTCTTCACGACAGCGCCAATGCCCGCCGCACCAGCCGCGATCGCAGCGATCTTACCGAACCGGAGAAGACTGCCCTGAGCTGTCGCGATGCCACGAGTAAGACCACTCGTGTCCGCGATAATCGGGACGACTACGCCACCACCACGCGGCATCAGGCTACGTCTCCACTTCGCATACGAACAGTCTACCGCCTACGAATGCGACGCTAGGCGAAGCCGCGCTGAACAATCATCGCAGCGCCACGCCTCGAATAGCCCCGGCTTCGCAGCTCCTCATTCAACACATCAGCCATGTTGAACGTCGCGAAGACGAAATGCTTCTCAACTTCGGACCGATGCTTCAACGCAGCCGGCCAGAGTGATCGCTGCGCCCGAAAGCCACTACGCCTCGAGAGGAGATCCACGAATGCGGCACCACGAGCTACAGGCGGCGAATAATTGCCGCGCGAACCAGCATTGTCATAGATCGCTCCGCCAGCATTATTCTGCACGACTCGGAAGATCGTCTGCCGTCCCTTATAGCCAGCGACGCGCTCATTCCGCAACTGTGCGCGAATGCCACGACTCGCCTTACCACGCGAATACCCGCCACGCCATGCGCCCCAATTGCCAGGCGACGAATTGAGAAGTCTTGAGCGTGCCGTCCGAATAATCGGATCAGCCGACTTGATGACTTCCTTGCGCGCCTCTTTGTAGAGAACCTTATCGGCCTTCTTCAGCGTACTCAGCGTCGAATTCAAGCCGACAACAGTGCTGTACGGGCGCGCCACTAGTCAGACCTCGAATGAATGGCACGCCAGCGAAGATACCCGAGCATCGTCCAAAGCATACGCTCCGACTCGAGCATGAGCAGACTCGGCGCGATACCCGTCTCGCACGCGAGTCCAGCGATCATCCAATGAGAGGAGGATTCTCCGAGGGCGGTAAAGGGGCCGCTTCTTCGCCTTCGATCTCATCGAGCGTCACAACCCAATCCATGAAATCAAGACTCGTCCGCGTCGTCCGCTTCATCGCATGCCACGCGAGCCAGACGAAATCCCGCGCGAACGCATTGTCACCACTGAGCGTCGGCGATGGACGCTGGAAGTGCTCCTCCCACGCGATGACATCGACGAGCTCGGCCGTGATGACTTCCTCGGACCCGCCTTTCGGCTTGATCTTGAACTGAACCTGCATCCTGCTCCCTCCCGTGCCGCTAACGCGGCGTCAGGTTTACGACGTCGCCTTCGTCACGGTGCCCGAGATAACCCACGTCACGTCGGCGCTGTTGAGCTCACCAACGGCGCCATTCACGGGCGACCACTCGGTGATGAGCGCCTGCATCGTGTACGACGGGTTCGCGGTGCCGACGGCGGTCCCGTTCGGCTTGACGACGATCTGAGCGGTCGATCCGATCTGCGGATAGACCAGACCCTCAATCGCGGAATAGTCGTTGTGAATCGACAGCGTAACGCTGTTGTCCTGGATGCCGCCGACGCGCGTCACGGCGCCCTGGCCGAAGGCAGTCGTCGTGACCTCATTCGCCGTGACGTTCAGCGTGACCGCCGCGACATTGGTCGAGATGTCGGTCCCGTTGAAGGTGACCTTGGAATCCGTAAGGACGAGCTTAGCCAATGTGATCGTCCTCCTTTAGGACGTCGAGGTTGCGTGATTCATCTTAGCGGACACCAAGCGGCTAATCGGAATCAGCCGAGTAGCTGAGCGATGAATCGAAAATCGACTGCGAGATACGTCGTATCGTTCGCGTCGATCGTCGTGATGTTTCCAGCACTCTCAACAATGCTCGTGTCAACCGTGCCGCCGAGCGTACGATCAGCCTCGAGTGCGTACCGGATGCCGCCCGTGCCGTAGCTCATATACGTGTCGAGTAGCGCCTCAGCTGACCTTTCGGATGCGCGACCGACGATGACGGTGATGTCGTATGTCTGCGTGACCATGCCATTTCCCATCGCTCCGTGATACGCGACACTCGACAGGCTAGGGAATGCCATCGGCGGCGTCAGATTATCCGGCTGTCGCGCATACGTTCGCAAGCCAGAGATAGATCCGAGAGTCGACGCGATCGCCGTCTTGACCTGCGTGATGCTACTCATCGAATGTTCCGCATCTTCCGATACGGCATGCAGAGCTGTTCGACATCAGGATCGAGGAAGCGACTGACACGAACGGCGCCGAAATCTCCAAAGCCGGCGACGCCGAGCGGAGAATCGTATCGCTTGAAGATACGCGTCGCCTGAATGATGCACGCAGTCTCGATCGCCTTCGGAATCGCCGGCCAGCCAAAGACGCCCGTGATGCGGACGAGTGCCTCGCCCTCATCAGCGAACGCGTTATCCGTCGGGAAGATATAGTCACCGACGGCGCGGATTCGATCATACGTCCACGAGATGCCATCACTGACACCATTCAGCGGCTCGAGCTGATAATCGGTCGCCGCCCAGGTGACACTCCACGAACGATCACCACCAGGATCAGTCTGTACGGTGATCGCGGTGCCGGCGAGATCATCGATCTGAACGTAGATCGAATCAGCTGTGGAGAATGTTCGCGTCACCGTTCCCGACTGATAGAAACTCCGCGAGCAGTAACCATCGATCAGTCGAGACGCTGCCTCTGCAGCGCCCTCGATCAGCGTATCGTCGACCGTATCGGTGATTCGGAGTGCGCCTTTGATCTGCGCGAGCGTGGCATAGCCATTCGTGATCGCCATACGAGTAGTCTACTATGCGCCGGATAGGTTACTTCCATGAAATCGATACATCCAAGTAACCTCGGGAATGCACGCGAACATCGCACCCGCGTCTAACGCGCGCAACCAGAAATCCCAATCCTCGAAGCCGTGCGCCGCATCTTCGCGCCAGCCGAGCTCGGCGCAGAGACTCGCTCGGATCATCGTCGTCGCGGGAATATAATTCTCGCCACGCAGCCTGGACGCGTCGAATGGCGCATTCGGATTCCAACCACCACGACCCGACACGACGCAATACGGATAGATGATGTCCGCATCCATGCGCGTCGCCAACGTCTCGAGATGATGCGGAAAGAGCAGATCATCATCAGCGACCTGAGCGATCCACTCGGCGCCGGCGTCGATCGCCTCGACGCTGAGAAGGTTCATCATCGCAGCTGGTCCACGACGCTCCTCATCGCGGATAACGAGGTGTGCCTCTGGTTGTAGCGTCTGCGCTTCGACACTCGCGACGCATTCTGCGAGCATCGCTTCGCGTCCAGGGATCGTCGGCGTGCAGACGAAGATCATACTTCGAGATTCGCCCACGTTGCGCGCAGCTCGTAGCGTTCCGCAACAGACCGCGACCAGCGTTCCCATACATCGACACCCAACGCAGTCTCGTCCCAATCAGGCGGCAACGATGCATCCTTATGACGATTCGAGCCAAGCAGCTTCGCAGGAGCACCAGCGACCTTCTGAAATGGCAGCACGTCACGGACGACCGACGAATTCAACCCGACCATCGCACCCTCGCCAATCAACGCGAATGGATGAGTCACTACGCCCTGACCGAACGTGACACGCTCATCAATCACCGTCAACCCGCCGAGAATGCTGAACGAACCCATCGTCACACCATTACGAATCTGACAATCATGCGCGATATGACAACCAGCCATGAGAAGCACACCATCTCCGACGCGCGTCTCAGTGATCACGCCATGATGGATCGTCACATACTCGCGAACACACGAATCAGCACCAACCTCGACGCCGGCGAATCGCATCGGCGCACTCGTCGGAGCAGGATACGAACCGCGATGCTGCGGAGCTCCACCAATCATTGAGTGAGCACCGATATACGCGCGATCACCGATACGCGCCGGACCCGTGATGATCGCGTACGGCTCAATCGTCACATCCTCGCCGATCTCAACGTTGCCTCGAATGATGACCGATTCGTGAATCACAATTCCTCCAAAGTCTCAGTGACACGCATCATCAGTTGTGGCTCGCGAAATCCGCCAGCCAGAAGACGCGATACGCGATTCAACTGATCCCAAAACGGACCAGCGCCAGACGATGATGCGAGCTGATCCCACGTAGCCGACTCGTCCGGCGTAGTCACCGTGAACACGCGACGCGCCTCATCACCATTCGACGAGGCCGACAAGTGAGCCTCAGCATTATCAGATTCGAACGTTAGGATCGCCGTATCGTGCGATACGCGACTCGTAACTAGTCGCCACTCGCGACGCATATCGAGCGCGAACATCATCGCGAGATCATGCACGAGAAGATCCTGCACGACAGGCGCATTCGACCGGGATGAGACTGCCGTCCGCTCGGCGACGACCTGAACATACTTCGCGTCACGCGCAATCCGACACAACCTGTCGAACTCGGAATCACGCGTCATCGTATAGTCGACGAGACACAAGCGATTCTTACCTCGAGCAGCACTCGCCAACCGCTCGGCCTCTCTCATTGTCGTCGGACCAGGTTTCGCGAGAATCACATGACAATGCCGCTGCAAGCTGATCATCGCCGACTCGACCATCATTCCGATCGGAGCAGCTACATAGACGAGATCCGGCGATGTCGCGTCCAACGCGTCCTCGAGCGTGCGGAACGTATAGAGATTCTGCGAGCGAGCCAACCCGAGGACGGCAGGATTCGGATCGTAGATACCAGAGACGAAGTAGTGATCGTGAGCGAGCATGTTGCGAGCGACGATCTGACCCCAATGCCCATACCCGACGATCAGCGTGCGGATCATTCCCATGCTTGTGCTCGACGGGTCGCCAATCGCCACTCGTATTCGCGTGGCAATCCATTCTCCAGATTCGACCAGCGATAATCGTAGAACAACGCATTCGCGCCATGCGTCTCGATGTTCCGGTATCGCATATGCGGATCAGCTGTGATCGTGCTCGAATTATCGTGACCGACATTCGCCGCCGAGCGGCGATACTCGATGCCGTGGATCTGTGCGCGACGATCCCAATCCACATCTTCCATATAAGCTGGATAGAATCGTTCGCAGAATAGGCCGACGCGACTCATCGCATCCGCGCTGATCCAAGTGCAACACCACGGCGGATCACCAGCCTGGACGACGATGCCATCCTCGAGATCATCGGCGAAAGCCTGATACGCGTCGTCGACGAACCACGCATCAGAATTCAGAAACAGCCAGCCCGTAGCGAATGGTGCGAGCTTGACGCCGAGATTCCAACTCGACGCGACACCGAGATTCGACGGAAGATTCAACACATGAATCGAACCCTGCCCGGCGTGACTCGGCTCGGCCCACTCATAGACGAGAGTCGCGTCTAGCGAATCAGAATTGTCGATGATGATCAGGCGCTCAAACGCGCCGAGACTGCGAATGCATCGCTCGAGCAGATCGAAGCGATTGAGTACGGGAATGATGATCGTGTCGATCATGGCTGCCACAAGGCGAGACGATCAAGCGTCGGACGCCAATGCTCCGCATAGACGCGATCCGCCTCGTACTGTTCGGCAAACGTGATCGCCTCAGCACTCTTGCCACTACCCTTCCGCTCGTACGCATGCTCGAGAGCGCGAACGATCTGCGCGACGAATGGCGTGAAGAACCACGAATTCTGGTTCGGATCCCACATCGGCTGGCCATCAACGCACCAACCATCACCGACGAGCTCGGGCTGTGCGGTGAAATTCGACACGATGACAGGCGTCCCCCAAGCCTGCGCCTCGATGACAGGC